TGGGCTTCTTCTTCATTTACATATAATAAACACGACATGTCTGGCTATATATTATTTCTATAAAGAAAAAATATAAATCTTCTTCGTTAAAAATAGTATATGGAAAATCAAAAAGAAAATCAAAAAGCAAAAATAAAACATCTGGTTATTTCGGGGGGGTCCATTTGGGGATTTCAAGCATTCGGAATTTTATATCAAGCCATTCAATCGGGATTCTTTCACATGGAAAATATAGAATCCATGTTTATGACATCTGTAGGATCCATTGTAGGTATCATGCTTGCATTGAAAATTGATAGATATATAATATATAATTATCTCATTAAAAGACCATGGGATATAGTTTGTAAAGAGAATAAATGCTCGGTATTGGAGATTTATGATTCTAAGGGTATCATTCATCGCGGGTTTTTTGAAGACATGTTTTTACCCCTTTTTCAAGTAGCCGAAATACCTATTGATATAACTCTTGTAGAATTTTATGAATTTAATGGGATCGATATTCATATTTATATTACGGAACTCAATGAATTTGTCAGTTTAGACCTTTCTCATTCGAGTTTTCCCGAATGGAAATTAATAGATGCCGTCTATGCAAGTTGTAGTATACCTATTTTATTTTCGCCGATTATTAATGAAACCCAGTGTTTTATAGACGGCGGGGTTTTTGTTAATTACCCTATTGAAGAATGTATTTCGCGGGTTGAAAATGTAGACGAAATTTTCGGGATCTCACTAGGGAATAATGATATTAATAATATTTTAGATCCCATTAAAAAGGATTCGAATATTTTTGATCTTCTTACATTAGTAATAACGCAAATAATTACTCATAATTCTATATTTAAAAACGACATTTCGAAACATATTCCTTATCAGATTCATTGTTTTGAAAATACGACTATTGAAAAATGTATGGATGCATTATATAATAAGGAGTACCGTATGACGTTGGTAAATAGTGGGATAGATAAAATGAAAGAGTTTGCGATGGAATTACAGAACAGAACTTCAAGTAGGGATCCATATAATTGATTTCCTTTTTTTATTTTCATTAAAAGGTACACGTACTCGGTCCAAAAAGATATTCAAAACAATCATGCTATCATTCAGTAATTGCCTAGGTCTCGTCCGTAGAAATTGGGATAGTAAGACGAAAGTGTCTCTTGCAAAAAACCAACAACAGGTGTTCGATACTCTGGATCAATTCGTAGATTCTACAAATCTACGTAATAGAGATCATCGCCCGGTTGGACTAGAAGAGAAAATATTGAATGAAGCGATCAAGATGGCGCAGGATTTTATCGAGGAGGCATACGCAAGGAAGCGGAAACTACATGTAAGAACAACCGTACCGCAAGCGCTTTCCGATAAATCTATCGCGACAATTCAAAGCGGGACGTTTCCAGAGGTTCTTTCTAACCAGGTAATGTCGTATTTACCGGTGGTCTATCGCTGGGATAGTCTTCGCCTTAAGTACAACGATGCCTTTTTGAGAGAGGGTCTTTATACAAAGACTGTACTACGTATTAAGATCATTTTCACCCGCCTTTTCGATCTAGCAGCAGCACATATAGGTTTTATGAAGAGTCATGAGGGATCGACCTCGGGAAAATTTTCAGTGGAAACTCGCGACTTAATTAGAGAAATAAAACGCAAATGGGATCAATCTTACGCGAAACAGACAAAGATTGAAGCCATTATATATCTCTACAATGCGCTTGAGCTAGCGCATTCCAAAACGATTATCAAGAAGGCACTGTATGACGACTTTTGCGCGAAGATGATAAAGATCCTTCATGTCTTCGTTATCGCAGTAAGGCCGATCCCGAAAAAACGCAGAGTACTCAAGCCGAAGGCGTAAGAGAGTCTGACAAAAAACCAGAAATAAACCAGAAATAAACCAGAAAAAAACTATAAAAAAGAAAAAAATCCCATATAGCTGGGATTTTTTTCATGAGACCTTACAAAAATGCCATTATAAAAAATAATATAAACCTTTTTTGTTTTATATTATATCATGCAATTCCTTTTTAAAATCATATCAATAAACTGCTCTGCATTTCCGAGTGAATTATATACTTTAGGACTTAAACACGGAAATATGGCATATGCTGGCATAGGCCTAGGATTAATGCAATCGCAATCCCTTTTCTGGACGTCCATAGTTGGAATGGGCCTTACAGGAATCTCATATATTTTTCTTTTAGTATCCACCGGGTTGTTTGTATTTTCCATTTCGAAATCCCATTATCTTATTCGAATGATTCCACATCTATGTTAGACACTATTGATAAATTTCGCCAAATTATCGGCAGTAACCTTTGCATCAAACTCAATAACTACATCATCTTTTGTAAGTTTTACAGTAGGATAGGATGTAATATTATACTTTTTGACTAATTCTATGATTTTAATTGGAGTAGGATCAATATTTGTAGCTGTATTAGATGCACCAGGCGTAGGGTCAAATTGTATAACAGAATCCCCATTATCATCAGTACAATCAATATCATAACATTTAACCAAATAACCATTTACCATTTTATTATCGTAGGTTTTAACAAAATTATTCCATTCGGGCTGGGCTTTGATACAATGAGGACACCAATCGACATGGAAAAAATAAACAGTAATCACAGGTGCGTTATTATTTGCATTGGCGACATCCGAGTATTTCTTGTTTTTATTGGTCTTAAAAAAGTACGATTGATATGTGAATCGCGCGACCACTATAAAAATAAAAACCAAAAATGCAATAATCATGTATTTATAATAAGGTTTAAAAACGCTATTCGCATATGTTAATAAATTCGCCATTATATATTTTGCATATATAATGTTTTATCTTACACAACGCCTAAAATAATATCATAATGTATTATAGAAATGCAACATACTACCAAAGTTTTTACCGAAGACGATTACAATAGTGGGGACGGAATGCTTACAACCGTTTGGGGACCAAGTATGTGGCATTATCTCCATACAATGAGTTTCAATTACCCCACAGATCCATCTTGCGATGACAAGCGTCATTATCAATCCTTTATGACAAATCTGCAGAATGTCCTTCCATGCGGAAAATGCCGTAAGAATCTTAAAAAGAATTTCAAAAAACTCCCATTAACTTGGAAAGATATGAACTCGCGTACTACATTTTCTAAATATATTTTCAATTTACACGAATTGATTAATAAAATGTTGGGGAAAAAATCGGGGCTTTCTTACGAAACCGTGCGAGATCGTTATGAAAACTTTAGATCGCGGTGCAGCAAACCATACAAGGATTTTATAAAACGTAAGACTATTAAAAAAAGGACCACCGAAAAAGGGTGTACGGAACCACTCTATGGGGAAAAATCGAAATGCATTATTAAAATCGTTCCGCAATCAAATACCAAAAAAACATTCGAGATAGACAGAAAATGCATTAAACGCACTATAAAACGAATCGATCTTTAGAAAACGGTTGCTGTAAGAAACGGATAAAAAAAATAAACTTCAATATATATAATGTCGTCATTGAATACCGGTACATTCTCTATAGATTCAGATATTTCGGGAAATAAACCAACGTCGGATTCATCATATCGCGATTTGCTTGTCCCATTTTGGTCGGAAGATCCAAATATCCTTTTAAATACAAAATACATTACCGAATTTTTCCCAGTGGAATTGATGACTTATAATCAGAAACTCAATGCTATTTCGAGAGCCATTCTTTTGATTACACTACTGGGATATATTTTGTCGGGGAGGGTTCGTGTCATTATTATAGGGATTATAACGCTTTTTTCGATTTATTTGCTGCATTATTATCATAATACAAAATTGGAAGATAAAACAGAGGGGTTCGATAATCCCGCTTTAGACGTTTTGCAGGGGTATTCTCAAGATACAATTCAAACGTTCGACATACCTTCAAATACGAACCCTTTTTCAAATGTTTTACTGCCAGATTACGAGTATAATCCGCACAAAAAGCCGGCTCCGCCGGCATATAACGAGAATGTGAATGAATCTATTTTAGACCAAGCGAAACGATTAGTCGTCGAACAAAACCCGGGCCAGCCCGATATTGCCAATAAACTATTCAAGGATTTAGGCGAACAATTCGAATTCGAGCAATCGCTCCAGCCATTTTATTCGAATGCCGCTACAACTATTCCAAACGATCAAGCCGGGTTTGCCGATTTCTGTTATGGTAGTATGGTATCTTGTAAGGAGGGCAATTTATTCGCATGTGCCAGAAATTTGGATAGACATACAAACTAATACGATATTTTTATATAATATATATAATATATAATGACTTCGCTTCATAGTTATAAATTCAATAATATGGGAAGCTTGAAATCGGATAAAGTCGATCAAACGCAAGAGAACGTTCAAAATGTTCGGTTTGGAAATTACAGCGTATCGAATTATTTTAGTAATAATTCTTCTGATATGCAATTGAATTTTGCAAGCCAATATGTCGGGTTTCTTCCTAGTAATATTGGCATTTCTGCAAGCGTCATTGATGTCGAATCTCAATTATTCAACAAGTCTGAAATGGAACGTAGTGCCGAAAAACTCCAATTATTCCAGCGCCCATTTGCAACAGTACCCTATTTAGGAAGAGGCGGCGGCGATCCTACTTTAGAAGCACAATTACAACAGGGCCAGACGATTCGCGATTTAAAAAGTGTTGCTACTGTTTCTGAAACATCCTATATTGATTACAAAACCTACCCACTTAGAGACGATTTGCGTTCGCAATATACAAACCCCGCCAATTCAGTGGAGGAAGTCGCGATGAATGGATGGGTTCGAGGCGGATCTTCTGCAAGACAAAATCAATAAAATATATTGTTAATATATAATGAACGTTTCTTCGTTAGCCAATTCTTCTTCCGCTGTTGATGGTATTATTACTTCTGGAGCAAGCGCCCGTATGGGAGAGTCCGACGTTTTACAACAAAATGAATTGCAGATGCTTAAGACGGGTGGCCGTCGTAGACGCCGCAAGTCGTCTAAGAAAAGTCGTTCTGCTTCCAAGAAGCGCAGAGGATCTAGAAGAATGCGATATTCTTGCAAGGACGGTAGACGATCTACCTATTAATCACATTGAATAGTCAAAAAATGAAGTATATAAATATAATTTACGTAAGAAATTATATGTATTCAAATAATTCCGAATATCGCGAAGCCCTTCGAGTCTATTTCAATATGGATGTTTCAGCCCTAGAAGAAGAATATGCATATTTAAGGGATTCCGACCCAGAGTCATACGATGAACTTATTTATGACGAACGTGCAGTTAAAACAAAAATGGATGATATTTTAGACAAAACGAAATCGATCGATCTTTTCAAACGTTTATATCTTTTAGCGGCTGCGCGCTTTTTTTCAGAAGATATCGATATAGGATTGTCTGTCCTTTTATCTTACGACTATTTCGCGGATTTTTGCGAAGTCTATGATATGTTCGATTCGCTTTCCGAACAATCAGATTGTTATCAACGACTCATTCGTAAATTGTCATAAAAAAATATTGCGGTATAATATATGACATCAACACGTAATAAAAATGATAGGGGGAATTATAAGGCAGAAGAATGTGGTAGAGAAGATCAACGGCTTTATTTAATGTATCAGAATCAAGGGAATGGTAAGGCATATTCGAACCATTTTGCGGGGGATGGATTATTACCGGGGAGAATGGGGACAATGCCCCTATCGCATAACTTCGCAGACATTGATTCTTTTTTGAAAGGCACCGGATCCACGAATTTAGTGAATCCCATGAATCCTATAGAACCACAGTTTAAAACTCTGGAAAGTCTGGCGATTATAGATAAAATACCGGTTATCTTACCGAAACCATTGACGCATGAATTGAATCAGCGTCCGCTCTTGAGATAGAGCAATTGCATATCAATTCTTTATGACAACCCAAAAAGGTCATAAAGAATCAATTACTATATTTTATATTTAACCCAAACCCCATCAATGGGAACTTCGCATGTATTGTCCTTCAACCAGAAACGTATAGAAGTTATTCTACCATCAATATAGAAATGATACTCTATAAATAATTTCGGGAAACTACGTAATAAAAAATATCGCGTTTCATTAAACTTAACTAAATTATAATAGAATTCACCGTCTAAAACACTTGTGAAAAAATGCGGATTCTTATAAAAAAGGGTATATTCCATATAATCGCGTCGCGAATCGTTTATTTTTTGGATGAAATATGTGGATATCTCGCGAATAATATCTTCTATTAAATTATTACCTAGTATCTTGGTAATAATTATTATATCCATCATACAATCTTTTATAATAATAATTTTATATTATTAGTGAAACTTTACAACAATCTTAACATCTTCTTTTTTAATACATTTGCATGCTGATATAGAGAGTTCTTCGCGTTTCTTTCGCGTTTTACCTATTTCCTGATCCGCGTTCTGCGACCTTCTCTTCGCTGTACTATTTCGATCATTCATATCGTTTTCTATAGCTGTGTAATTATCCTGAATATAATCCACGATTTTATTTTCAATAGCCCATTTGAAAAAGTTGAGTTGGCCTATCGTAGTCTCCATAAAACAATTACCATAAGGAATCGATATTCTTTCCCAACGGCAAAAGGGGTCGAAATGCTTCTTTGAATATGCACGGAGTTTCAATTTATAATCTTGATAGACTTTGAATCTTTCTGACTCTGTCTTAGACGGTTCTCCGTCAATAATTTTCGGGATTTCATATACTGTAAAATACTTTTTCGAATAGTTTGTAACAAACCAATCTGCGATCCGAAGCGATATTTTGGATTCGCCATTTATAACTTGCATCATTTTGTGTATATTATCACCCTTTTTATAAAACTCCATTAGATTATCATAAATAAGTTGTTTTTGAGTATTTATTTTCGATGAAGAAAGCATTTATAAATATGAATTCCCTTCGTTTTTATATTGTTTTTATTGTGGAACGAAAGAAACCGGCCGCCCATCCTCGTAAATATGCATATCTCCTATTTTATTAACATCTGTATATCTCATATTATTTGCGGCCTTAAAAAATTGGTCGTTTACTAGCCGACGCAATTCTACTTCGGCATCACTTACATGATGAATGTTGTTAGGTAATCCAGATGCCTGGTTCGGTTCAGTACCCGAATGCACGTTATTGGGATCTGTTATACCCACCCTATATACAACCTTGTCTAACATAAGTTTCATAGTATTAAACATTATTCTACCGGGTTGTGGTAATGCTGAAACATTGCTTGTTTGCGGATTATCTAATTCGTGCTTTATAATATCCAACAATCGAAGATCATGACTAGGATTATTCATACAACTGCTAATGAAAAAATTATCTTCGTTTAATACTGGGTCTAACCATGATAATCCCGACTCCCATCCACATAGGTCGCAATTCGGCTCGGCACATAAATAATGGTATATTTCTAGCGGTTTCATTAAAGTATCCGAGTTATAAAACGAGCGGCCATAATCGATTATTTTTACAATATAGGGCGATTTGAAAGAAACAACACCCGAAGTCAAATGATAATGATAATGAATATGTTTTCCTTTGATAGGTTCATAAAGAAGAACATTGTCCTGATGCAAATCATAATGTGTGAAAACCGTGCGTAAAAGCGATAATGGTAAGTAAATCTGGTAAAGGATAAATGGGAGTTTATATAATATAAATGACTGGAGATCTACTACTCTCGGTGAATTGAATAATATATCACCTAATGATCGGACGCCTTTAAGATGTTCTACTAAAATAGAACAGAGCTTCGAGTCTTCGCACATTTTGCTGTAATCAAACGGGTTTTTCTGGAGTGTTAAATCCTTACGTAATACTTGCGCGTTCATATTCGCCGTTTTTTTAGAATGATTCCATGCAGCATTTGTATTATAGTAATACAACCCATATGTATCGATGAAACATGGGAATCTTTTTGACTGCATATTTATAAATTGTCCGACAATGTATTCATATGCTAAATTATCGGCAGCCGCATTTGCTGCGGATTTTAGAACCGCGAAAGATGTATATCCACGTTTTTCGTATTTTACTTCTTTCACAAACCCATTTGCAGACGGATTCCCTATACTTTTTATGGGAGAAATCGCGTAATCCATATTTGTAAATCCGCCGAAAAAATCAATAATTTTCTTGCGACTTGTTCCAAAGGCCATACATACACCAGAGTCGGCGCAAATCGCCTTTAGAAATTCGGCGCGCCTTTTTTGCGTCGTTCTTCGCATAAAACGGGCTACAATATTCGACGCTCGCTTTTTCTTGAAAACCGTCTGGATGACCTTTGCTGATTTATTCATTGTTTCTGACATTTTTAATCGGCGGCTTACTTGACATTTTGGCGGATTTCCCATTTTGAATTTGTGGGATAATCTGCAATAATTGGTTGTTTTTCCATTTATAACGGTACATCGGGGGGCATTATTACAATCGTTTTCTGAAAAACCATTGCAACCAGAAATACAATTATTTGGCATATATATTTGGCGGAGATTTTATATAGAAGAAATTGGTTCATAAAAAATACTATGCTCTTTACCATATTTTGTAATAATCCGTTTATTCATTTCTAGTAAGTATATTTCGATATTGAACGGTTCTTTTGGTAATAAAATAGATATACCATGTTTACAATCATTTATTCTTTTTTGATATGCTAGTGTGGGTTTTCCACCCTTTTGAATTAAAGAAATATTCTTTGGTTTCCATTCATTTTCAATTATTTTGTAATCTTGCGTTGACTTATTTTCAAGTGGACTATATAATTCTATATTTTTTAAAAATGTATTTATTTCTCTTTGTAAATCATATCTTATTGGTAATTTATATTTGAATATTTGATTCGTTTTATAAATAAACATATAAGGTGTTTTACAATTAATTACAATATACATATTTTCTGGAATATCTATTTTTTTTTCATACGGTTCGTAATTATAATCTGTAAGATTTAATTCATAGTCTTTACCATATAATCCTATTATCTTTTTATTGAATTCATATAACTCCTTGTTTTTATTATAATTATGTGGTAATTTCATGGTTGTATATAATCTTTTTTTATCAATTACTCTATTAAAAACTAGATATTCTTCTCCAGAAAATATCTGAATTCGAGAATACATCGGAAATCCATCTATAATTTGTTCTTTATTTATTTCATTTATGGCTTCATTAGATAATGGTATAATTGAATATTCCTTTCCAAATTTTTTTATAATTTCCTTATTTAAAATTGAAAGTGTTAATTCTATATCTTCCAAAAGTGTTGCACTCGGATTTTCAAAATCAATAAAATTATGTGGTAATTTAATTTTTTTATTTAAATTAGTTTCATTATAAACCCTATGAAAAGCCAATATTGAAATACCCCTTTCATTATATAGAGAAACATATTTAGGTAGATCAATTTCATTTAATTCATGATCATATATTTGTTCTCCACAATATTCATAATCTTCTGGTAAAATACTATCTGATTCACCAAATTTTTTAATAATATAAATATTTAATAAATATACTTGTTTTTTTCTTTTCAATAAATTATTTATATCAAATTCTGTATCCTTAATTTGCATCCTTTTTGTACGCCCATTACTTCTATTATCATATATTAAATATGGTTTTTCATTAATAACTGAAAAATAAACATATTTTGGTAATTCACGATCTTTATTACTAGGTAATATACGATCATCAATATCTTGTAACACCTTTTTAGCTTGTTTTAATTTTTCTTGAATAGATATTTTCATAGATTTTGTTCCTTCCCATATTTTCGGCATTAATGATGGGTGGCCCTCTATACGAAAGAAATCACGCATTTTATCTTTTTCTTTATCCCAAATATTCACATTATATGTAATATATTTTGGCATATCTTCTTGAATGATACCTTCTGGTAATTCTCTTGCTTGATATTGTCTTTCTCTTTTAGTTCCAGGTATTACACCTTTTTGATTATTATTTTGCTCTTTTATGGTAGCTATTCGTAAGTTTGATATAATATTATTCAGTGGATCACGATCAATATGATCTACACTCAAATCGCGATTTTCATGTCTATATAAATTCATAATTATTTGATGTATTCCATATGAACTACAATTAAAAGTTCCATATACATAACCATTCGTGCATACATACCATGTAATTTTTTTATTATGTATTTTTTCAAAATCTAATATTTTTTTATAAGATTCGGGACATAATTTTGTAAATATTTTGCTATTATTACATAAAATTATTAAAAATATGTTATCATTTTCAATAATAACCCATATCGGATTTTTTATTTTGTCTCCAAATATATGTCCCTCTATAAATCCGATTATAGTATATTTGGTTTTTATCTCTTCCGTATATTCATCAAATTCTCTAGTAGTAAAGCACGGTTGTATGCGATTTCCACAGATTTCCATATTATATGAATATAATATGGATCTTTTTTATATTGTTTTTTACATGTTTTGCTATCGAAAATTAGTTTGAATACGCTACGCCCGCCATGCCGGACATAACACGAAGGACGTTATAGTTGACCGCATACACGCGAACCTTGGCAGTCGCGGTTCCGCTGACAGTAGGCGAAGAAAGGACAAGCTGGAGAACAGCGTTATCGATTCTGGAGAAGTTGCAGCTGCCAGAAGGCTGGTGCTCCTCGGGGCGAAGAGCGAACGAGTAGACGTTGATACCAGTATCGGGGGCACGGGTGTGGTGCTGGTAAGGCTGGACGACGTCGAAGTACGAACCCTCGCGCTCAGAGAAGCGGTCTTGGCCGTTAAGCTGGAGCTTGGCCGTGACAACCGGGTTCTCACCCCAGCAGTGCATGTCAAGGGCAGTCTCGGCAAGGACGAAAGTTCCGGCATCAGAAAGGGCAGATCCGCTAGGAACAGAGTTCTGGTTCTGGAAGGGGTACTCAACCGATGTTCCGAGCCACTCAGTAGATGTAGGGTTAGGTCCCAAAGAAACATCAACAGCACCGGGCATCTGGAAAAGACCAGAAGGATTGATGAAAGCCTGCGAACCGGCAGTCTCAGCCGGGCCACCGAAGGCGTGGATGGCATTCGGAAGGGCATCAATCGAGTCAGTGTAGTTGAAAGGCTGGGCGCCGAGAACGCGGAAGAGAAGCGAAGAAGCATCAAGCGACGAGCAGTAGTCGACGTTGGCATCCGGCTGGACGACCCAGAGAAGCTCCTTCACCGGGTGGTTGAAGTTAAGCTTGATCTTGTTGGACGAAGAACCGACAGACTCATCACCAGTGAATTGCACCTGCTCGATAAGGTACTCGTGGGGGTTCTGGGCCATCTTGCGGCGCTCGTCGGTGTCAAGGAAGACATAATCGACATAGAGCGAAGCGGCAACAAGGGACTGCTGGTAGGCAGTGGTGACCGACTGAGTTCCAGCGGTAGCACCAAGGGTGTTAACAGCCCAGAGACACTCGCCGATGGGGCGGATGTCGAGGTTGATCTTGACCTCGTGGTATTGCAAAGCAATAAGCGGAAGGGCAAGTCCCGGGTTGCGGTTGAACCAAAACTGAAGGGGAATGTAGAGAGTGGTCTCGGGGAGAGCATTGCGGGGAGCGCACACCTGGGTAGGGGCACCGGTAGCAGCGCAAGGACCAGCAATCGGGGCAAAGGTAGGATCAGTCAAGTAGGTAAGCTGGGTAGTATTACCAATAAGCTTGAAGTATCCACGCTGTTGCTCGGAAGTCATTGTGACCTGGTTCCAGATGTGGAGCCAATCACCGTATTGGCGATCAATTCTCTGACCTCCAATCTCGACCTCAACCTGGGCGATAAGCTGCTCGCCGACAAAGTCAAGCCATCTGGCATAGACACCAACCTGGCCGGGGATTCCGGACGTGTTGCTGGCAACCATGGACTGGTTGATCTCGGGAAGAGTGACCTGAAGATATGTGCGGTAGGCAAGATCACCGTTTCTGGAGATCGTGCATGTAACACGGCGGCCGAAATCGGCTTGCCCGGAGAAGGTCTGCTCGATCGACTCCAAGGCAAAGTTTGTGTGGCGTCTGTAAGAAACCTTCCAGAACGTAATCTCGGGGGTTCCAGTAAGGAACACGTCTTGTGCGCCGTAAGCGACTAATTGCATTAAAGCACCTCCCATCTTATGCGCGGTATATACTTGCTAAAGAAAATAAAATTCCCGGGGAAAAAGTCCCCGAAAAATACTTACATATAAAAATAAAAATTTTTTGATTTTTATTTTTATAACACAATGTCTAAAGAAATTATATATATGTCATACCATCATAAAATAATTGTATTATTTCTATAGTTTTATCAGACGTATTATCTAGCCAATACATAATTTGTTCGCGCAATATGTTTAATCCATTCATCCATTCTCGATTTTGGAATATGTAAAATCCCAGAAATTTTATTAGGAATCCAGCAAGATCTGATTTTTTATGAAATATACAGAAATATCGCAAAACACATTGGCATTATAATTTCGATCCAATTCTATAATTTTATATTTTCGGTGGATTCTTCGACCCCTAGTACATTGGATTCTTTATGACCTTCTGAAGACCCCCCTTCTTCAACCCCTAGTACATTGGATTCTGGTTGGTTGTCTAAAAGAACAATATTATCGACCCCTAGC